TAACGACCTTATATTCTTTTTGAAATTCTTTTTTATTAAAAATCGAATTCATCATCATATCTGAAACAATATCAATGGAATGTTCTACATAGTCATCATTGCATTTTACAGTATAGCATGTATATCGTTCTACAGTATATGCATTGAAATAAGCACCAATTTTATCATATTGTTCAAAAATATCTTTCGCTTTTGGTATTTTTTTCGTTCCTTTAAAGCACATATGCTCAATAAAATGAGATACCCCACGAATATGGTTTGATTCATAGACGGATCCGACATCACAAAATGTATGAAACGAAGTAATTGGTAATTTTGTTTTTGGTTTTTCATAAATGATTTGAAATCCATTGGGAAATTGATAAGTTTGTAAAGTAGTTGTGATTGTCATTTTCTTCTTTTCTTCTTGTATTCTTAAATTATGTAGATAATTGATTCTATGCAAAACAATCAATTATTTTGTTTATTTTGTTTTCTTTTTATTCTTTTCTTTTTTTCTTTTTTTCTTTTTTTCTTCCTATATTTATTTTGGTCCTTGACCTATTTCTAATGGAACACGGCCTAAATCAGGTTCTATTGTACTTTGGTTCCAAGGTCCAATATCTGATTTTGGTATGATAGGATCAGATCTTAATTGTAAATTTGCGTTTCTTAATGTTTGACCAATTGTATCTAAACCAATATGATAACCTGCTTGTAATAAATCTGGCATTAAAACATCACCTTGTTTCATTGTTGTTGGATTTAATGCTGCCCATTGACTGTTTTGATCTTTTGGTAATAAATCACTAGGATTTGCTACTGGTTGAAGAGCATATCCTGATGGTGCACTTTGTGCAGCAACTTGTGTTTGTGCTACTGCTGGTGCTTGTGAGGTGGTTGTTGCAGGAGCAGAGGATGAACCATCTGTCATTTTATCAACTGTGAATGATTTAACACCAGAATATGTATATAATCCCCATGCTAAAATAAGTAATATGACTAAAATAATAACATTTTTTGTTGTGACAAATTTGGATAATCCTCGAATATTTTTAAACATTTGTTTATATATAAACGGTTGATAAAATTATTTTTATAATATTCTTTTTTTTGCTAAAGTATAAAGACTTATGAATCATGGGATTCTTCTTCTTCGAATTCTAAATCACTTTCATCGCTATCTTTAATATCATCCAACATGTAAGTATTTTTGATTCGTTTTGCTTCTAAATAAGATGAAAGTGCTAAATCTCTGGCAATTTTGGCTTTTTGTTTTGCTTCTCGATACATTTCATAATAAACATCGTTTCTTTGTTTTATTTGAATGGTTTCTGAAACATCTTCTAAATGAAGTTCGACTTCTTCTATATCATTTGGATTTTGATTTTGATTTTTTTCTAAACTTTGTTGTTCTCCTAAATTTTCTGATTTGGATTCTTGTGTTGTCGTTGATTCTTGGATGGTCTCTTCTTTTTTTTGAAATGGTATATCCTTTGTGTTGGAGACCTCTTCTGAGACCTCTTCTGAGACCTTTTGCGAAACCTCTTTCGAAAGGTCTTTGACAAGGTGGTCTTGCAAGACCTCGCGTGAGACCTCTTCCGAAACCTCTTCCGAAACCTCTTTCGAAACCTCTTTCGAAAGGTCTTTTTCAAGATAATCCGAGACCTCGTGCGAAACCTCTTTCGAAACAACTTTTTCAGAATGGTTTGTTTTTATAATACATTTTTCAAAAAGATTTGTCTGTTTTAAAATCATAATTTGTTTCAATTCAATTTCAATTTGAAAACTTCTGGAAGAACACTTAATTCCTTGAATTTCTAATATAGTAATCATATTGGTAGAATCATAATCATCAATCGCATTGAATCCTACTTCACTTTCATTTTCGTCATATATTTTTAATGATATCTTGCCTAAAATAGTCGTTATATTGGTTCGAATCGTATAACATTTCCCCGATTTATAACTTTTCAAAGGAGAAGTAAAATAGTTTTCAATATCATGTAATTCCATTTCCCCTTCAAACCATTGTTCTCTGTTTTTATAAATATATTTTTGGCAATGACTTTCTAAATTTTCCATCCATCGTATAAATTGATCATTTTCATTACTAAATAATAAATCCGAATACATTTTTTTACCAGCAGTGATAATACCCTGCTTTGTTTTGCATTTAGGAGTTTGAATATAAAGAGGTGTATTATTCATGACCATACGAATAAAATAATTCCCTCCAGGCATAGCAGAAGGTTTCATTAAAGAAAGTTTTTCAAAGTTAAATTCATCATTTGCTTCATATATAAATTCCATGTGATCGTGATCTATTATAGAATGATTTCTTTATTTGTTTTTTTATACGAATTCTTTTTTATCGTTTAATAATTATTTATAAAATCTACTACATCATTAGAAGGTAAATGCAAAATAGTAAAGATTCATCGATTGAATTTTTTCTAAATGAAGATATTCGTAAAGGTATTCGAGAAATTATAAAACCCATTGCAAATATCATGTATAACGAAATTTATATTTATATATGGGTGATTTGTTTTTATAATGTATTTTTATTTTTTATTGTTTTAGCAAATTTGTTTTTAATTATCAAAATTTTGAACAGTCAAAACAAAAGATTCGTAGAAAATATGGTTTAGCAAAAATAAAATATATAAAGAATATATATAGAATGCCAGTTAGAAGATCTAGAAAAACCAAAAGAACATCTAGAAAAAATAAAAGTCAAAAAAGAATAAGAGGTGGTGTAGGTGCTTCGGATTATGCAATTTCAGTATTTGGTGGTCCAGGACAACAACATGCTGTATCATCCACAAATAATACAATTGCAATGAAAAATGTAGATACTGCTATATTAACACCAAAAACAACTGGTGGAAGAAGAAGACAAAGAGGAGGAGGTATATTTGATAATATTTTAGGAACATCTACTTCTGTTAAAACACAATCAAGTGATAATCAAATGCAAGCAACGATTGTTCCTGGAGCAGCACCAGCTTCTGAACCAGCACCAGCTTCTGAACCAGCACCAGCTTCTGAACCAGCACCAGCTTCTGAACCAGCACCAGTTCCTGAATCAATTATTCCAAACGAAGAAAAAGAAGACAATGTAGAAGCAGCCGTTTCACAAGAACCTGTTGCAGTTGTTACACCATCCGAAACACCAGCAGTTGTTCAAACAACACCAACTGTTGGCGGTGGTATTTTAACAGAAGTAGCTGTTCCTGCAATATTATTATATGCAAATCAAACATATAAACCATCTCGTAAAAATAATAAAATGTCAAGAAAATCTCGTCTTTCTTTTCGTCGTAGAAAATAAATTTCAAAATAATTAAATAATATTTTTATTTAGAACAAACTATTATTTCTTTTAGCATAATTTCTCATGAAAGTATATAAAGAATTATGACAGCTTGGACAGATTTAGTCAAAAAAATATACAATGAGAACAAAAATAAAGAGGGTTATAAATTAGGTGATGCAATGAAAGCTGCAAAAAAAGTATACGGTGGAGAAGATAAAAAAGAAGGTAAAAAAGAAAAAAAAGGTGGTAAAAAATGGAAAGTAAATGCTGAAATAGAAGAAGAAGATTCTGCATCCGATGAAGAAGAAACTGAAGACAAAGAAGAACCAGTAGAATCAGAAGAACCTGTAGAATCCGGAGAATCAGAAGAACCTGTAGAATCAGAAGAATCCGAAGAACCAGCAGAATCCGAAGAACCAGCAGAATCCGAAGAACCAGCAGCAATGGGTGGTAAAAAAAGATCAGCAAAAAGAGGTGGAAAATCCAGAAAAAATAAATCAGCAAAAAAAGGTGGAAAATCCAGAAAAAATAAATCAGCAAAAAGAGGTAGAAAATCCAGAAAAAGTAGAAAATAAACGAATAAAAGGAATAAAAGGAATAAAAAAGTAATCAAACATATTATATGATTCCAAATAATATGTTTCAAGAGAACCAAAAACAACCACAACCACAACCACAACCACAACCACAACAACCACAACCACAACCACAACATATAATACCATTCACATCATCCAAATCACAATTTATAGAAAATGTTCAACGATGGACATTGATTGATAGTCAATTGAAGATCATCCATGAGAAAACAAAAAAACTACGAAATATGAAATCAGATCTTTCACAACAAATATGTTTTTACATGAATGAGAACCAGTTAACAGATAAAAAAATTGGTGTAAAAAACGGAGAACTTCGGATAGTAGAAAAAAAAGAATATTCTCCGTTGACATTTAGCTACCTAGAAAAAACTTTAGAAGATATTATACCAGAAAGAGAAAATGTACAATATATTATTCAATATTTGAAGGATCATCGTGAAATAAAAAAAACACAAGAAATTCGGTCTAGTTATGCTTCGGAAAATGAATAATATATATATAGTATATATACGAAATGAATATATTACCATCGATTGCTGAAAAATATGTATTTGAAATGGATTCTATGGGTTTGATGAAAGGTGGTTATTTCATCAATGATTTTATACAAGAAGAAAATAAAAAACAAATGAAAATAGAAGGTGGTTCTCTCAATGGATTCTCTCGATTTGAGAACCTGGTTGTTCCCATTGGGTTAATTCGAATGAATCATGAAGAATTTTTGGGAGGAGAAAAAAGGAAAGAAATCATTTCAGAAGAAGTCATATCCAATGATCATTTTGATAAGTTATTGAATTTTCTTTCTCCAAAAGGAGAACATGAAAAAAAACATGGAAAACATGGAAAAAAGACAAAAAAAACAATCAAGTTCTCCATGAATAAAACAAAAAGACGATAGAATATTCATTTTTTATTTTTATATAAAATGAATTGGAATAAAATGCCTTGCAAAAAGCTTGCGAAAAAGCTTGCGAAAAAGCTTGCGAAAAAGCTAGCGAAAAAATTCTCGTCAAAAAGCTTGCACAAAAAAGTCCTTAAGATCGATTGTATTCAAACCATTGATTTGTATTATAAGAATTGATTTTCAACAATTTATCCGCATTTTGTTTCCAATAATTGACCTTGTTCTCTAATTCAATATCTTCATGACTTTTTGGATACACTACATTTTGATTGGATTGCATTCGTGATAAATCGCCAGTAGTTGGGTCTGGTTTTTTACCATAACAATTGACACCAAATTTCAAATAAGGATTTGCAAAATATCCACCATTGACACCAGGTCGTCCACAATCATTTTTATGTTTTTTTGTTTTTTGTAATTTTTCCCAAGTTGCTTTTTGTGTAGGAAAAAAAGCCATTTGACCATCGGACCATCCATAATTACACCATTCTGCACCGTTATTATATGCTTGCTCAATTTGATCGTAAGTAGCTAATTTTGCACCATAGGAGGAACATATAGCTTGAGCATCGTCATAAGTATATAAATTATTGGATACATTAAAAACTTCCTCTTGATGAATGCCGCCAGATACATCTTTTATTGGAGGTGGTGGTAATGGTGGATAAAAGAAATTCCTTATAAGTTCTGTAATTGAAATACCTAAAATATATTTGAAAAAATCGATAAAAACAAGGATTAAAAATAAAATCCAAGCAATGTTCTCAATGATGGAAATAAAAAATGGTTTGGAATCATTGGTCATTGGTATTCTGAATAAAAAAGAAACGGTATAGAAAACAAATAAAAACAGCGAAACGGTTATGATAGAACTAGGTTCATTCAAAAAATGATTTGTGTAAGAAAGACTGAACTGAACAATGTTATTTTTTTGATCGTCAGAATAAGAATAATAACTTGCAATAATAAATATCAAAATACATGTAAATACGATAATATCTAACATACGACTTACTTGTGATTGTTGATTTGGAATATTTGTATTACCACGGTTGATAAAAAATCCTAAAACAAAATAGGCAATAAAATATATTGCTAAAAACCAAAGAAGTAAAAGAACATTGGATTCATTGAATACCTTTTGAAATAAATTTCCAAAATCATTGGAGGATTGAAAAACAGAAGTAGTGTCGGGTGAATAAGAAGATGGAGTACTAGAACTTGGCGAAGAAGGAACACTATTTCCTTGTGTAGAAATATTATTATTTGATAAATCTTTTTGTGAGTCCATTATATTATACTTGGATATAATATAATAAGATTTTTTTTGGCATACTATTCTAAAAAAATTCATCGTTTACGATAAAATAAACAATAAGCCATAGGTGTTACAATTTGACTTATGTTGTCGATATTTTCAATGATAGTATCATTAAAATGAACCCATTTATTATCCGCGTGTTTTACAAAAGCAGTATAATGCCCACCGTTTACACCACCGATATGATTACACACCGCGTATAAATCATACAAATAACTAGATGGATTGTATCCACACACATAGTTGGATAAATTGAAATTGTCTATTGGAAAATCGATCAAATTTTCCAATTTTATACTACCATCCGGTGAAAATCGTTTTAAACATAGAATCAAAATTTTCGGAAAATTCCAAAAACTTATTTTTTTATGCACATTTTCTTTTTCATTGGTTTTTTCATTTAACCATGCATTTTCACCATTCATAAATTCTGGAATAGTAAAAAAATCAAAACAATCATATAAATTGGAAGCAATTCGATTTTCATAAAAAATGGGTAAATCAAGAATAAAATAACTTTCAGGTTTACAACTTTTGATATCCATGGAAGAATCATTGGATATAATTTCCGACATGTAAATACCGAAAAATAAGTCCATAATTTCAGAATATTCTTTCGAATAGGTTGTTTTTAACATATCATAACATTTTACTGCTAATATATCTAGATTGGTTTCCGTTTTTCCATGGATATTCATATGAATACCTCTAGAAACACTATTATGCATACAATCAATCATAAATAATAAAAATTCGGGCATATCATTTTGTGTCCATCCTGTAAAAATTTCTTTATCTTTTATTTTGGATATTTCATGAACGGCATAGACAAATTTATTTGGTGCGACCGTTCCATTTCCACTCCACATAATTTGGCGTAATTCATTCCATTCTTTTAAAATGGTAGAATCGGGTAAAGAATCTTTTAAAAATCGTTTGTAATTGATTGTATCTAATAATTCATTTAATTCATAGGTATGATTTAATGCCTGTAAACATGAATTTAAAAAACAGGTATTTCCAAGATTTTGAATTCCAGTATATCCTTTTTCTTTATATTTTTGTAAATTTTCTATTTGTTCCATTTTTAAAGAATATATTTATTGTAGAATGGTATAGAAATATCTTTATACCATTCTATAAATAAAATGAATGATTTTGAAAATGAAATATTAGAAGCATTAAGAAGACAACAAAGAAGAACACGAACAACTCGGTCAGAACGACCTAGAACAAGAACAGACGCGGATGATACCGTTTTTCGTTTACAAATGTATAATATTATTTATAATTATAACAATAATATTCGTTTGTATCAGGAAAGTATGCAAAGATATCATAGTGTCATTGAACAATATTTACAAACGATGAGTCAAACAAATGAAGAAACGAACACAAACACGAACACAAACACGAACACCAGATTTTATTCAACGACTGGTAATAACCGTAGTAATTTATTCCGAAATACATATAATATTATTGATCATTTATTAAACAATGAAAGTTTTACTTTTACAGATGTCGTTGTTTGTCCAACCAATGAACAAATTGCCAATGCAACACGACGATTTGAATATAATTTGCAAAATACCAATCATACAAGATGTCCAATTACATTAGAAGATTTTCAAGAAGGTGAAGAAGTTTGTGAAATACT